TGATCCTGACCTGGCTCGCCGCTGGCTGCACGAACGTGCCAAGGCTTACAGGCCCTAACGCGGAAGCAATCTGCAATGGCACGGCGGCATCGCGAACGGCTCTTGCGGCGGCACTGGAAAAAGATGGTGGCGATACCTCGGTGGTGGCGGGTGCGAAGCTGATCTCGCAGATCGACGCCGCATGCGCTATGATGTAGCATCGCCCAAACCCAGAAGGTGGTGCCGTGGCAGGATTGACCTACAATACCTATGTGACGCAGATCGCCGAGATGGCGGTGGTGGCACCGGACGATGCGAATTTTCTGGCCATCCTTCCGGCCATGATCGACTATGCGGAACTCCGCATCTACCGCGATCTCGACCTCACCAACACCTCGACGGCGTTTCACGGCCCCCAGATCAAGCTGAACGCGGGGAACCGAAACCTTGAATTCCCGATGACCCTGCCCGATGGAAGCGGGAGCATTGTGGTGACGGAGCAGATCACTCTGATCACTCCCGCAGGTCAAACTGATCCGGACGCAGCCACGGCGGCGCGGGTTACCTTGCAGCCGGTGACCAAGGAATTTCTTGATATGGTCTACGGCTCGAATGCGGTTTCGGCGCGGGGTGAGCCGCGTTATTTCGCGCCGTTCAACGAAAACCTTTTCTTTGTTGGTCCGGTGCCGGACCAGACCTATTACGTCGAAGTTGTCGCTACTTCTCGACCCAACTCGATGTCTGCCAGCAACCCCACGACCTTCATTAGCACCTACCTTCCCGACCTGCTGATCATGGCCTCGATGATTTACATCTCGGCCTACCAGCGGAACTTCGGTCGGCAATCTGATGATCCGCAGATGGCTCAATCGTACGAAAGCCAATATCAGGCGCTGCTGAAGAGCGCGGCATCCGAAGAGGCGCGCAAGAAATTCGAGGGATCGGCGTGGACGTCACAAGCGCCCTCGCCCATCTCTACGCCGACGCGGGGGTAAGGAATGCCCCACGCCTCCCTCAAACTGATGCCAGGCGTCGATCAGAACCGCACCCCTGCGCTGAACGAAGCTGCCATCTCGGAAAGCAACCTGATCCGCTTCGTGCCGGATCGTCAGGGTATGGCGCTGCCGCAGAAACTTGGCGGCTGGACGCGTTATTTTACCCAGCCCATGACCGCCGTGGTGCGCGCGCTCTGGGCTTGGGCGGATACCAATGACGGCAGGTATCTTGGCGTCGGGACGCAGGATGGAGTTTACTCCATCGAGAACGGCCAGTTGGGCAATCGGTCGCCGCAATCCTACGTCGCCAACCCGACCCTGTCCTTCAACACCGTGTCTGGCAGCAATGAAGTCGAGATTGATGACACCGGATCAAATATCTCCAGCTATGACAGCATCTTCCTCGCCACCCATGTTTCGGTCGGCGGCCTGATCCTCTTCGGCTTTTACTCCTGCGATGCCGCCACCGCGAACCGCTATTCGATCTTTGCCAAAAACGTCATCGGGCTGCCAACCAACGCGACGTCCTCGGTGAGCGCCGGTGGGGCGGTGGCCAGCTTCACCACCTCCAGCGGGTCGCCTTCGGTCACGGTGACGCTGGCGGCGCACAACCTGTCCGTCGGATCAACCTTTCCGATCCTCGTATCGACAGCGGTCGGCGGCGTGACGCTTTACGGCAATTACATCGTACGTCAAATCCTGACCGTCGATACCTTCGTGATCACCGCCGAAAACAGCGCGACCTCGACGGCCACCGTCTTGATCAACGGCGGCAAGCCGCAGATCACCTATTACATCGGCCAAACCTCCCTGCCACCCAGCGTGGGCTATGGTGCGGGCGGCTATGGCGCGGGCGGCTATGGCTCCGGTGTGACGGCATCCGGTGGCCGATCCTTTGCCACCACAGCGGCATCCTGCGTCGGCACGACCGCCACGGTCACCTTCTCCGGCACCTATACCGTTCAGGTTGGGTCGCAGGTCACCGTGTCTGGTGTCACCCCCGCTGGCTATAACGGCACATGGACGGTCACCGCATCGACCACGGGCGCATCCTCGACGGTCAGCTTTACTGTGCCATCCACCCTGACCGCGCAGACTGTCGCAGGCACCATCGCGATCAACGTCTGGGCCTTTGGCACAGCCACCGACTGGACCCTCGACAACTGGGGCGAATATCTGATCGCCAGCCCCAAGGGTGGCGAAATCTTCTACTGGAACCCGACCGATGGCGGCACCTATGCCTCGGTCGTCCCGAACGCACCCAAGGTAAACGAGGGATGCTTTGTGGCCATGCCGGAGCGTCAAATTATCGCGTACGGCTCGACCTTCACCGGCATCCAAGACCCCCTGCTAATCCGGTGGTGCGACATCGGCAATTTTACCTCTTGGGTCGGCACGGTGGTGAACCAAGCCGGATCGTTCCGCATTCCCAAGGGGTCAAAGATCGTCGGCGCGTTGCAGGGGCCGCAGCAAGGCCTGATCTGGACCGACCTTGGCATCTGGACCATGCAGTATATCGGCCAGCCTCTGATTTGGTCGTTCAACGAGGTCGGAACCGGCTGCGGCCTGATCGGGCGGCGCGCGGCAGCCACGCTCAACGGCGCGACCTTCTGGATGTCGCAGAGCCAGTTTTTCACGCTGGGCGGCGGCGGTGTCGAGCCGATCCCCTGCCCGATCTGGGACGTCATTTTCCAGAAGATCGACATGTCCCACGCCGACAAAATCAGGTGCGCCACGAACGCGCGCTTCGGCGAGGTCACTTGGTACTATCCGACCATCGGATCGAACGGGGTACCGACGCAATACGTCAAGTTCAACCCACTCTTGGGAAGCTGGGATTTCGGCACCCTGACGCGCACCGCGTGGATCGACCAGTCGGTTCTTGGCGCGCCTATCGGGGCGGGTGGCGATAACGTCATCTACCAGCATGAAACCTCGACCGATGCGGACGGGCAGGCGATCAACGCCTATGTCCAGACCGGCTGGTTCACGATGGAAGAGGGCGACCTGAAGACCTTTGTCGATCAGGTCTGGCCCGACATGAAATGGGGCTATTACGGCGGGGATCAGACCGCCAACGTCCGGATCACCTTCTACGTTGCCGACTACCCCAGCGGTGCCGTGCGGACGCATGGCCCCTATACCGTGACCCAAGCCACCACCTTCATCACCCCGCGCCTTCGGGGCCGCCTTGCTTCGATCAGAATCGAGAGCAATGACGTCGGCTCGTTCTGGCGCTTGGGAAATATCCGCTACCGCTTCCAGCCTGACGGGAAATTCTGATGTCTTCGCTGACCGACATTCTGACCGCCGCCAAGAACATTGTCACGGCGCTGAACCAATTGGGCCAGACCTATCTCTCGGTCGAAGGCTCCATGCTCTACTCCGACATCACCGCCGCCACCGTGGTGATGTCCGGTCAGGGCCGGATCGCCCGTGTCTCGGTGGTGGTGGCGGGATCGGCGGCAGGGTCCATCTACGACGCCTCCAGCGCCACAGCCACGACCAACAAGCTGTGGACGATCCCCAATACCGTCGGGGTCACCGAGATCAACCTGCCGGTCAACAACGGCATCGTGGTCGCGCCAGGCACTGGCCAAACCGTCGCCATCAGCTATTCGTGAGGATCGACATGCCACTGAAGCACGGCGCATCGCAGGACACGATTTCCGAAAACATCTCGGAGATGGTCAAGGCGGGTCACCCGCAGGATCAGGCCATTGCGGCGGCTTTGAACATGGCACGGGATGGGCGCAAGCGCGGCGGTCGGATCAAGACGCACAAGGGGCCGATCCACTCAAGTGTGGCGGGCCGAACTGACCACCTGCCAATGCATGTTGCTTCCGGCTCTTACGTCATTCCCGCCGACATCATCTCGGCAATGGGTGAAGGGAACTCGATGGCTGGTTTTAAGGTCGCGAAGTCGATCTTCTCGCGCAGCGGCCCTTACGATCAGGACGTCGGGGCTATGCCTTACGGCGCAAGTGCAATGCCCTACGGCCAGCCCGCGCCGCATAAGGCCGACGGCGGGGAGGCGGATGCGGTTCCCATCGTTGCCGCAGGCGGGGAATATGTCATTCCTCCGGAGGATGTCGTGCATATCGGTGGTGGTTCTCTCGATGACGGCCACAAAATCCTTGATGCGTTTGTGAAAAAGATGCGAAAAAAGACCATCAGAACCCTGCAATCCCTGCCGGGTCCAAAGAAAGATTAAGCTGATGGATGATGTCGTCGTTCGCACTGGTGTAGAGGACGATTTTAACGAAGTTATGGGGATGTTGATGCGGGCAGCGACGGAAAACGCCGTCGTCCCACCCGATGTTCAGAAGTTTGCGGAAGTGGTCTGGGGCGCTTTGATCCGCAAGACCGGAATTTGCGGCGTGATCGGCGACGTTGGCGGCACGCTTCAGGGTGCCGTTCTTCTCTCTATGGGAGAGATGTGGTATAGCCGCGAACTGATCCTTGAGGAAAAGATCATTTACGTCGAGCCCGAATTTCGGGCGGCGAAAGGCGGAAGGGCAAGAAAGCTGGCTGAGTTTGCCAAGATGACCGCGAAAGAACTGGGCATCCCTCTCGCGATTGGGGTCATGTCCTCTACTCGTACGGAGGCGAAAATTCGCCTTTATGAGCGTGTCTTCGGCAAGCCTTCTGGTGTATATTTCCTGTACGGCGCAAAAACCGGCCTCCCCGAAGAGGCAGAAGGAGGCTCCTGATGGGCGGCAAAACCTCGACCACGACGCAGAAGGTCACCATTCCCAAGGAGGTGATGGCCAGATACAACGCGGTCAATGCGCGCGCCGAAAACGTCGCAAGCACGCCTTTCCAGCAGTACTCCACCAATCCGTCAGATTTCGTTGCCCAACTCAATGCGCAGCAATATCAGGGAATTGACGCGGTCAACAACGCCGCCGGTGCCTACCGGCCATATTTTGATCAGGCGGCCTCGACCTTCGCGCAGGGCCTCAAATCGGCCCAGCCGCAAGCACTGAACCTTGAGCAATTTCTGAACCCCTACCAAAGCCAAGTCATCGACGCCACGATTAAGCAGATGGGTCAGGCCAATGAGCAGGCCCAGTCTGGTGCGCTCGGCACGGCGATTTCCTCCGGAGCCTTCGGCGGCGACCGCGCGGGGATCGCGGCGGCCAACCTTGCCAACCAGCAGGGGCTTGCGATGGGGTCCACGCTGGCGGGCCTGAACGCGCAAAACTACAATCAGGCTCTGCAGGCCGCCCAGCAGCAGCAGGGCCTCTACCTTGGCGCAACGCAGGCCGATCTGGAACGCATGATGCAGGGCGGCCAGTTCTATGCGGGCCTCGGAACCGCAGCGCAGCAGGCCGGTCTGCAGGGCGCGGAGGCCCAGATCAACGCGGGGACGCTTGCGCAGCAAACGGAGCAGGCAGGAAAGTCCGCGCTGTACAACCAGTTCCAGCAGCAGCAGGCCTATCCGTTCCAAGTTGCCCAGTTCCTCGCCAACATCGCGATGGGGACCGGCGCGCTGTCCGGATCGACCACGACCACCACCCAGCCCTCGTCCTTCTGGTCGGATCGCCGCCTGAAAGAGGATATCCAGCGCATCGGCCACACCGACGACGGCCTGCCGATCTACAAGTACAAGTACAAGGGTGACGACGCGCATCAGACCCACATCGGATTCATGGCCGACGAGGTTGAGCAGCACAAACCGGAGGCTGTCGGTGTTGCCGGAAACGGCTACAAATACGTCGATTACGACCGCGCCACCAAGGCGGGCGGCGGCGGTGTGGCTGGTCCTTACGGCGCAGCTTTTGGGTCGCAAAACCCCTACGCCGCTGGCTACGTTCCGCAGGCTACGCTTCCGGTCGGAGAACTGATGGTTGCTGACCCGTCCGCGTTGCAGAACGCGGAGCAGACGATGGCGCAGCAACTTGAAGCCATGAACTCCTTTGGCGACACGATCACCGGCCTGAAGGACAAGTACGATGCCGCGCGCAAATGGTGGAACGGGGATGATCCCGACACGACTTCGCAGCGGGACCATGACCGTTTGGCCAACTGGCGTGGCGGCGTGGCGGGCTACGCTGATGGTGGAGCGGCCTATTTGAGCGCGCGCGGCGGCCTGAACCCCGTCGATACCCGCACCTACCTGTCTGACACGCTGGACGACCAAAAGAAGCGTGACGACGAGTTGATGCACCCCAACGGCACCCCGCAGCAAGGGAAGAGCGGCCTCGAAAACGTCGTGGACCTTGGCAAGATGGCCATGAACCTCTTCGGGTTCGAGCGCGGCGGCGTCGTCGGTCGCCACGGCTATGCGACCGATGGCGGCGTCGAGACCGACGAGCAGCGCCGCCTGAAGGCCCTGACCAACAGCCTTGGTCTTGGCGACCCGATCCAGCCCTCCCCGCAGGATATGGGGACCGATCTTGGCGCTGCTGTGCGCTCCCTTGGGGATGACGCGGTAGGCTATGGGGCCGGTAAGGTTGACCCTCGCCTTGCCAGCGCCGCAGGTCTTGGCACCGCGCGGCTGCCGCAGCCTGAAGTGCCGCAGCCGTCTGTCGCGTTGCCCAACCCGCCGACCCCCCAGCTTCCCGCAGGCGGTGTGGCAGCCGCAATTCCCGCACCCCCCGTGGACCCGCTGGCAACGTCGCCGCGCCCGCAGCCCCTCCCTGCAGGACTGGTGCCTGCGCCGCGCCCCGATGCCGATGTGATCAACACGGCTGGCGCGGCAATCACTCAAGCCTCTGGCCCCGCTCCGACCCTGTCGCAGCCGGAAATCGACCCGCGCGATTTCTACCGTACGAATATTCTGAAGCAGGAAAGCGGCAATCGGCAATTTGACGAAAATGGAAAGCCGCTGACTTCGTCGGCGGGGGCCATTGGCATTGGGCAAATCCTGCCCTCCACGGGTCCGGAGGCGGCCAAACTGGCTGGCTTGCCGTGGGACGAAAATCGCTTCTACAACGACGCGGATTACAACGCCGCGCTGGGCGAAGCTTATTTTATGCATCAGTACCAAACCTTCGGCAGCATCGACAAGGCGGCGGCAGCCTATAACGCTGGCCCTGGCGCTCTGTCGTCGGCTATTGACCGCGCCACCGCCGTTGGCGGCTCCTATTTGGATTACCTGCCCGCAGAAACGCAGAAGTACGTCCTCGCCACCACAGGTCAAGGCGGCAGCGGCGGCTTGGCCGGTGGCTCTGGTCCGGATCGTATCAACACTTCCGGCGGCGTAACGGGGGGTTACGGCATCGGCGGCGACAAGCCTTACGCAGAGCGTGACCGTCTTGGCCAGATGTTCTACGACCGCGACGGTCGTGTGAACAAGGACGCCTTGCTGTCGATCCTGTCGGGCATCGGCACGATGGCCTCGTCGCCCTCGCGCTATCTCGGCGCGTCGATCCTGCAGGGCATCGGCGGCGCAGCCAATACTTACATGGCCCGCGAACAGCAGCGTCAGGACATCACTTCGAAGAGCATGGCCAACGCCAATGCGTTCCTGTCGCAATACGAGCGCGCCAAGGCGCTGGGCTATGTCGGAACGCCGCAGCAATACGCTGATGCCATCGGATACACCGGTCCTGTCTCCAGCGCGGATGGCGTGGGGGCGGGCACGAAAGGCTCGATCAACAGCTACAACGGAGTGCCGCTCGATGCTTTCGGGCGCGGCATGAACATGCCGACCACGATCTCGGTAAATGGCAAGCCGGTCGAGGTGATGGCCGGTCAGACCTATGGCTACTTGAAGGCGTTGGAGGCCAAACTGACCAGCGATGTAGCCTTGGGCATTCAGGGGGCAGACCAGACCTTGGCGCAGGTCCAGACGGCATTGGCCAACCACAAGGGCCAAATCGTGCTGGCCGACGGCAGGACCGTGGTCACCGACCCGACCTACGAGGGGGCCGCGTTTGGCGCAACCTCTCTGGCGGGCGATCTCGATCAGACCGCCGAACTTCGCAAGGCGATCTCCAGTGACCTGCTGGCGGCGCAGGAAGGCCAGCGCAACGCTGCAGAACTGGGCAAGGCGCTGTCCATGCTGCCCTCGACCGGCAACCTGTCGGGCTGGTTCTCGACCTACAGCAACATCGGCCAGCAGCTTGGCTTGAATGTCGATACCGATGCTGCCACCGGCTACGAGGTGGCCAGCAAGGTGATCGCGGGCAGCGCGCGCGATGCCGTGACCAGCCTTGCCGGAAAGGTCGATACTAACACGTTGGACGGCCTGATCCGCGCCACGACGCCAAACCCCGACATGTCGCCCGCCGCCATCGAGGAACTGCTGGCGATTCAGTCGGGGATTGCAGATTACAACCTTGCCCTGGCCAATGCCAAGATGGAGGCGCAGCGGCTCGGTCAGACCAATCTCGCCGAAGTCGAGCGCGAGTTCACCACGCAAAACCGGCCCGCCGATTTCATCGACGCGCGCAGGGATGAATTCAAGGGGACGATCAAGCGGCCCGCTGCGGCAGCGTCGGGGGATGTCGCGGAAGGCTCCACCAGCGTGGATGGCCAAAACCGGCCTATCGTATACAGGAATGGCAAGTGGGAGTTGCAGTGATGGCTGACGAAATCGTTCCCGCAGGGCCGATTGTTCCACCCCCCTCCGAGGCCGCGCGTGAAGCGCCAATCACCCCCGCTGGCCCGATCAAAGAGCCGACATGGACCGACACCGGTATCGACATGGCGAAGGCAGCCGGTGCAGGTATTGTTCGCGGAGCCACCGCTTTGGCGGGCCTCCCTGGCTCTGCTGCGAACCTTGTAAACGACACGCTCGACGCGGGGGCAATCAAGCTTGGCCTGCTGTCTCCGGAAGCAAAAGCGGTTGGGGACAAGCTTGACCTGTCTAAAAATTACCTTTCAGGGGAGGCAATGGAGCGCGGCCTGTCCAACGTGACCGAAGGGGCAACGGACTATCGGGGCAATACGCGCGCTGGTCGCTACGCCGGAACTGTCGGGGAATTTTTGCCCACGGCGCTGGGCGGGCCTGGCAGCCTTGCCACCCGCATCCTGACCGGCGCGGCGGCACCGGCCATCGGCAGTGAGTTGGCTGGCGATCTGGCGAAGGATACCAAGTACGAACCCTATGCCAAGATTGCTGGCGCTATCCTCGGCGGCATCGGCGGCAACGTGATCGAAGGCGGTATTCGGCGCGTTGTCTCGCCTTCTGGCGGGGCCGATGCGGTCGATCTCGCCAAGGCGCAATATCTGCGCGACAAGGGCATTCCGGTCAGCGCCGGTCAGGCGACCCAGAGCGGCACCGTTCGGGCAATGGAGGCCAACAATCCGGCGCTGCAGGCGCTGTCAGCGGCCTCCCCCGACAGCCCGCAACTGCAGGCATTTACCTCGGCAGCCTTGGGCATGGCGGGCCTGACCGACGATGTCGTGGCCCGCGTCAAAATGCGACCCGACTTTGCTGGAGGCAACCCGCGCCTCGCGACCAATGCTGTCATGGATGAACTGAACAGGGCAATTGGTGAGCGGTTCGATGATGCCCTGACGGGTGTGTCAGCCCGACCGACCCAGCAGCTTTACAGCGCCATGCAGAAGGCGCTGGACGACATAAATCCGCCCAACATGCCTGCGGGAACCGCAAAGCGCGCCGTCCCGACGCCGCTGCTGCGCCTCTTTGGTGAGTGGAACACTGCGATGCGCGGTGGCGGTCTGATGAACGCCCAGCGGCTGCAAGGGTTTCGCAGCCAGTTAGGTGACTACCTGTCTCATGCCGATCCGGAGATTGCCAACAGCGCGCGCGCCGTACGAGACGCGCTGGACGACGCCATCGAAACGGCTGTCGGTTCGATGGGGCAGCCGGAGCGCATGCAGGCCCTGTTGGCGGCGCGGGAGCAGTACCGCAACTATCTGGCGGTCGAAAAGGCCCTGAAGATTAACAGTGAGTTTGGTGTCAACGGCGTGATCCGCCCGCAGGAACTGGCTTCTGCGGCAGCCCAGACCCAAGGTAAGCGCGCGGCGGTCACGGGGCGCGGCACCGAGATCAACCGTTTGGCTCAGACCGGCGTCGATATGATGCGACCTCTCGGACCTTCAACTCGGTCGGCGGCTCGGTCTCTGTTTCCGTTTGGAGAGATGGTTGGTGGGGGTCTCAGCGGCCTCGGTCTTTTGCAGGGCGCAACCATGCTGGGCGTTTCTCCGACCGTAGGCGCTTTGGGCGCGATGGGAACGGCGGGCCTTGCTGGTATCGACGCTGTGCGCCGGATCGCGCGGCAGGCCATCGAGAACCGCGCCGCCTCGCCCGTCGTGCAACGGTATCTGGAAAACCAGCTTATGAACCCGTCCACGGGGCGAGATGCCTTGCAGTCGGGCTTTCTGGGCGCGGCTGGAGCCTATCTCAGCGACAATGCGCAGGCTGACGGTGGCCGCGTCGAACGCAAGGCTGGTGGTCGCGTCGGGGTCAATCACGACAAGCTGGCCGATCAGTTGGTGGGCGCGGCGGAACGTGCTAAGAAGGGGATCAACAGGGGAACCGAAACCCTGCTCGACATGCCCGACGACCATATCGCGCATGCCCTTGAGGTGGCGAACAGGAGCATCTGATGGCGACGACGAACAAAGGCCTCGAACAACCGGCTCTCAACGCCACCAACTGGAACACGCCCCTCAATGCCAACTTCGGCTATCTCGATGCCGCTCTGGGTGGGGCAACCAGCAAGAACGTGACGGGCATCGGCACCACCCCCGTGGTACTGACCCTGACGGAATATCAGGCGCTGGTGTTGAATTTCACCGGCACCCTGACCGCCAACGTGACTTACCAAATCCCGTCTGGGGTGGGCGGCCAGTGGATCGTCTACAACGGCACCACTGGGGCCTTCACCCTGACCATCGACAACGTCGCGGTCGGCGCGTCGGTCGCGATCCCGCAGGGCGCGCGCCGCGTGGTTTATTCGGATGGCACCAACATCTATCCCGCCGACAACTCGATCTCCTCGGTCGGCACGAGCGGCAACGTCGCTTACAGCAATGGCATTGGCCTGACTGGCTCCAGCGGGCTGTCGTATGACGGCACCAAGCTGACGATCAGCGCGACCACAGCCACAACCAACGCCGATGTCGAGGTGGCGCGGTTCGACAGCCAGTCCAGCGGCACCCCCGCCGTGGGGTTCGGCGTCAACGCCACCTTTGCCGTCGAGACGACGCCCAGCGTGACCAAGGCGGGCATGCAGATCGGAACGGTGGTGACCGACATCACCGCAGGTTCCGAAGACTTCGACTTCGTGCTGCGCCTGATGACCGCCGGTGCCGCAGCCTCCGAGATGTTGCGGGTGACCTCGACCGGCCTAATGACCCTGAACGGGGGCAACGTCGTGGCGGGTCGCACCTCGACCAACACCGCCGCTCAGTCCCTTGCCTATGCTGGGATCACGGCAACCGCTGACAATGACGGCTCAATCTCGACAGGTGACTATGTGCCGACACCGGTGGGCGGAAACTTTAAGCTGCTGACGAACACCGGTGCTTTCAACTTCAAAGCCCCGACGGCAGCGGGCGATTACTCGCTGGTAGTGCAACTGACCAACGGCACCGGCGCGGGCGCAGTGACTTTCCCAGCGGTGGCCAGTGGCGGCTTCAACCGCACCGCCGGTGACGCCATCGGCACCACCGTTGGCGACAAGTACATCCTCTACATCACCAAGGTGAACGGCCTGACCTCAGCAGTGGTGCAGGCGCTGCAATGACTTTTCCCCTGATGCCCATTTCTGGCGGCCCGACCTTCGTGAAGGGGGCTTTGACGCAGCAGTACAGTTCTGCGCTTACTAGCCCGTTCTCTAAAACTATCAACATCGGGCAACCATCCGAAAACCGTTGGGTCGTTTTGATGGCTGGCGGGTCTGCAGGTGGGAGCATTGGTACTTGGTCATCCCCCACTTGCAATGGATCGGCCATGACGCAGATTGCTCAAGATGGCGCTACTCTAGGAAATGACGGCCAGCGGGGAGCAATTTGGGTTGCAAAGGTGACGCAAGGAACCAGCGTAACTCTCTCCGGAACCCTTAACGCACTAGACGCAATTCAGGTCTATACCATGACGGGGGTGCGTGACGCGGTCGCAAGTGCGGTGAGCGGTCAAATTGCTCCCGATTCTCGAACGCAAAACGTATCCATGCCTGCCTGTACCTTGTACTACGGGGTGGACAACTTTGGTTCAGTTACCTCCATCAGTAACATGGACAGCCTCGTAAACCTTGGTGGGAACGCTTGGTTTGCGGTGGATTACGTCACATCATCCAATCCCATCACATACACTGTCGTGAAAACTAGCGTGGCTCTTAATCGCTTCGTTTCATGGCCATTTAGCTATTGAGGATCATCATGCTGCAACTGATCGACAAGAACGGACAGGTCGTCTCCACCGTGGCCGCAGGCGGATGGTTTGACCTGCCAGATGGCAGCAAGGTCAGCCCCGCAGAGGAGGGCTGGACTAACGGGGAATATAGCCTCACGGCAGAGCCTGCGCCGCCAGAGCCGACGCCGGAGGAACTGCTGCAGGCGGAGCGCGAGAACATGCGCCTGTCCTTTCCGCAACTGCTGATCGGGCTGGTCACGGAAAACTGGATCACGCAAGCCGACGGGGAAATCTGGCTGACGGGGGTGCTGCCGCCCACGGTGATCGCCACCATCAACCTGCTGCCGGAGGCGCAGCAATTTGCGGCCAAGGCAAAGGCTACGCGCCCGTCCTACATCGCGCGTCTGGACCCGCTGGTCGGCCTGATGGCGATGGCGCAAGGTCGGTCTGACGTTGAGGTGGATACCTTCTTCCGAACTTACGTCACGGCGTGAGGATCAACCAGCCCTCGGAATTTGTCTCCAGATCGACATCCGTCAGGCCAAACGGGATTGACGCAACGAGCGCGCGCGGGATGGTGACCTTGACGGTATAGCTGGTGCGACTGGTGCGACGTACAGCGTATTCTCCAAAACGGCTGAACTCGAACGCGATCCGGCCCTTCTTGTCCGCGTAGATCGAGACGCGATCCTCCAGCGCCATGTCCTTTGGCAGCATCAGATAGGCACTGTCGGGCCGGTCAGGGCTGCGCGAGACGCAAGGGCGATCACGCCGTGGCTTATGCGACATCTGGTGCCGGATCACCTTTTCCCAAGTCATCCTTCCACCTTCACCTTCCCGATGTGCATCGTGTTCAGGATTGTCTCGCCACGGCTGTAATAGCCGCCGTCTGGGTTCTTGTAGAACTCCTCGACGGCGATAAACTCCTGCCCTTCCATCTGCTGGCGCAGGCCTTCCAGCGTCGTCACGCCGAAGACCGTACCAATCACCTGATGCGTCGGGTTTCCACTGCGGCTCTGCATGTTCATGGTGAAGAAGAACCTCACCGGCCCCGTCTTTGCTCGAATATCCGCCATACTTCCTTTTCCACATGGGGGCGGATCAGCGCCGGAATTTTCATCAAAGCCCGCCGCCGCCGTTCCTTGTCCTTGATCGCCAAAATCTCCGTAGCACCTTCGTGAATGTAAAACGAGCAGGCCGACTGGATCGAGGCATCCTCGTCCTCCAATGCCACCTCGCCGCGCAAAACGCGGTCGATCCTGCGGCTGGGACGCAACTCAGGCCGCCACATGCTGCGCCTCCGACCAGTGCAGGAAGGCCTCCCACGCTGCATCCACACCCAGCGCGATGCAGGCATAGGCTCCCGCCTCCTGCGCGGCCCGCAGATAGGCCAGTTGCTCCGGCGCGATGGAACTCTGGGTGTGGTCGCGGCGTTTCAGTTCGCAAACGAAGGGGCGGGCGGCAGGGATGACGATGTCGGTCGCGCCGGTCGTCATGCCCTCGCTCTTTTCCTTGGCGGCCTGCAAGTGAGTGCGCTTGCCCTCGTTACGAGGATGCAGCGCCAGCAGGCCGTAGGAAGAGGGGTAGGCCCGCCGCAGCCGCGCGAAGAACGTGACCTGCTCCAGCGTCTCTTTGGGGCAGTTCCCCCTGAACTCGGCGTTTCCCCAGATCGGGATGTCCTTCGGGAGGCGCATCGGGTGTCCTGTCATATGCAATGACGCGGTAGAAGCCACTGTCCGCGTCTTTTTGGTACGTAATGGTCATCGGCGGCTGTTCACCCAAACTGTCAAGCATCGCCCGTTCCTTGATGGCGCGGCTGAACGTCGGAGCGCGCAGTACCCAGAAGGAAAATGACCGATACGGGGTCACAACGTCAACCCTGTCCGTTTCCTTTCCGGTGCGCGAGATCGACGGCACAATCTTCCACGAGATCACCTCGTCAGTCTGCACCTTGGTCGGGTCGCGCTTCAGGGCCTTGAAGTCGATCCGCAGCTTCTCGTTGGGATCGACGATCTCGCCCTTGCAGGAAGTGCAGTAGCGCGCTGCGATGTCGTTGGGCGCGTCACATTCGGGGCAGGGCTTGGAAGTCCAGCGGTAATCGCAGCGCACCAGATCACCGGCGATGGTGGACATGCCGAGGCAGCGCCGCCCGAAATGCGCGGGCATCGCGCCCCATTCCGTCTCGATCCGGTTGCCGTCGAGATCGAGGAAATAGCCATTGTCGTCGATGTCGTAGCCGTCATCGTTGGGCCGCGCGCCGAACTCGTTCTCGACCCCGCAGGTGGGGCAGATGCAGGGAAGGATCACAGTTTCCTTGTCGCCACCCCTGACCTTGACCTCTGGGCTGAAGATGTCGCCATCTGGGCAGTGCCGGTCGATGTTCTGGGCATAGTCCAGCACGAGGCAGTTGGTCTTGCCCGCGTCGAGGCGCAGGCCGCGCCCGATGATCTGCTGCAGGAGGCCAACGCTTTCTGTGGCCCGCAGCATGGCAATGACGTCCACATGCGGCGCGTCGAAGCCGGTGGTCAGGACCGAGACGTTGACCAGATACTTGATCTTGCGGGCCTTGAAGGCGGCGAGGATCGCCTTGCGCTCCTTCTTGGGCGTCTCCCCCGTCACCAGAGCCGAGAGGCTGGGCGGCAGGCTGGCCATACACTCCTCGGCGTGGCGCACGGTGGCGGCGAAGATCATCACCCCCTGCCGGTCGCGCGCCTGCCCCACGATGTCGGCGATGATCGCGCCGGTCTTGCGGCCCTGCCCGTGGAAGGCGCGGTCGATGTCAGCGGCATCGAACTGGCCGCGTCCGTTCAACTGCATGTTTAATGTTTCGTACGATGCAACACCGATGGTGCCAACGACCGGCGGCGTCAGGTAGCCCATGTCGATCAAGCTACGCGCGCGAATGCGGTAGACGCAGGCCCCGAAATAGGGGTCTTTCGTCTCGTCCTCGCGCACCGGCTTGCCATCCGGCCACTGGGCGAAGAGGTAGCCGGTTCCCATGCGGTAGGGCGTGGCCGACAGGCCGACCACGCGCAGGTTGTTGTTGGCTTCCTTCATCGCCTCGATGATCGACAGCACCGTCGGCGTCATGCCGTGGCATTCGTCGATGATCACCACCGCAAATTCGGAACCAAAGCGCGAGATGCGGTTTTTCACTGTCAGGGGGGTGCCGAAAACGACTGGGTGCCGAAGGCTTTTCTCCCCTGCAGACGCCGAGAAGATCGAGCATTTCGCCCCTGTGGCCCGATACTTCTCGGCGTTCTGCTCCACCAATTCCGCCGAGGGCTGGAGGACCAGAACATGCTTGCCGCGCGAGATCGTGTGGACGGTGTCGGCCAGTGCCGCGATGATGTGGCTCTTGCCCGCCCCCGTGGCTGCCTCGATCAGGCAGGGAGTGCGGTTCTTCTTGATCCAGCCCACGACCGCGTCATGGCTGTCCCGCTGGTAGGGGCGGAGGGTCATTTCGCAATCTCCCTCAGTTTGGCGGCATAGGCCCTGCCGCCGTGACCGCGCTCCTTGGTCGGGATCAGGCCCCAGCCTTCACCTTCCGTCCAGACCATGTGGTGGTCCTCGCAGAAGCTGGCGGCGTAGAGGAGCGCGTCGCGGCGGGCACTCTCCAACCTGCGCTGGAGGGCCATGTTGGCCGTTCGCAGGTGTTCGATTTCCTGTTCTGGGGTCATTTCAGCATCCAATAGCTGGACGGCTTGCCGCGCCACGGTTCGAGGTTGGCGTCGGGGGCAAGGTACTTGATCGCCTTGGCGTAGGAGATCGCGCCTTCCTTCTCGACCTTGGTCAGTTTGCGCCCGCCGAAGACAGCGTTCCGGTCGCCCGCCAGCTTGACGATGTCGGCCAGCAATTCCTTCTTGCGCGCCTCGGCCACCTCGATGGCGTGGGTCAGGTCGTCCCATTCGGCGACCATTTGCAGCGCGCGCGGCGTGTCGATCACCTTCCGCACCGGTTCCAGATGCGGCTCCGGCGTCTCGATCTGCTCAAGGAACTCGTCGTAGAACGCCTTCAGCTTCGGGAAGATTTCGGCGACATAGTCGCTGTCATATTCCACGATTTCAAGGTTGGTGTCGTTGGGCGTCCACTGCCAGAAGAAGCAGAGCGTCCGGTCGGTGACGAACATCTGCACCTGCATCTGGGCATAGTAATGCGGCTGCTCTGCGGCGGTCTTAAACGGCACCGGCGCGGGCTTGTCGCGCAGGCCGAAGGGGCATTTGATCTCCAGCACGGCATCGTCGCCGATGAAGCCGTCAGGGCTGGCCCCCAGCCAGTCGAAGTTGTCGTGGACGCAGAAGCTGGCCTTGACCACATCCGCGCCGGTGTGGTGGCAGAAATCGTCCCGCGCCTCGTCCTCGTGGACGACGCCATGCTGGGTGGCGATGTTGCCTTGGAATTCGCGCTCCGCACCATGATAGGCGCGCACCATCGCGCGCATCGCATCGTCGCGGGTGCGGTTGGGGTCAAGGCCAAGGATGGCCCCGATATTCGATCCGGTCACGCGGCCTTTACGGGCCTCGAACCACTCTTCCGATCTCTGTTCCATGTTCATGCTCATCATCAGGATAAGGGTGGAGGGGGCGCGAACGCCCCCGCCGGTTGCTTCTTTGCTCGACCCTTTACCACTGGACTGTTTTCTCCAGTTCTGGATCGGCAGTCTGCAACTTTAGAATTGATACAGTGTCATATCTAAAGGTGACGCCAAATCACATCAACGCCACTCCATCATAAATGGAATTTCGTCGTCCATGTCGCGTGACGACATGCCGCCGCCGGAGCGGTTGCCCGCAGGGGTGCCGCCGGAGGCGGGGCGGGGCTGCGGACGCTTGGCCATCGCCGCCTCGTTGCGGGCGATCTCTTCCGGCGTCGAGCGCGGGGCCGACTTGGGTGCGACCGCGCCGACCCAGTTGCCCTGCGCAATGTCGCCAGTCTGCGGATCGCGCATGTCCCAGACCATGACCTTGATGACCATCGGCTTGTTGGTCAGGCACGAGGTCAGCATCTCGTCGGTCGGCTCGACCGGCTTGGCCAGAAGCTTGCCGCCCGCGTTCATGTCGATGGCCGCCAGCATGCGCTTGGCCTTGTCGCGCTTCTTATCGGCATCCTTGGCGCGCGGGTCGGCATCAGCGCCGCACCACAGCTTCTGGAAGACCTTGCGGTTGGCAAACTCTTCCGGTTGCAGCACCGACCAGCGGAGAGACACGAAGCGGTCGCCCGACTGGTTCTTATCCCACTTGGCCTCGTCGATGACGGCCAGAACCGAGGTGTTGTCGGGGATGACCCCCATATTGCCGCCACCGGCGTCGAATTCGCCAGTGGTGTTGCTCTTGACGTCTTCACCGTCGGAAGTGTCCCAAAATCCCATGATCACTTAGCCTTCTTCGGTTGCAGTTGCGGAATGAACGGGGTGAGAGGGTTCTCCCCGATCTTGAATTCGAGCGGTTCCGAGATGCCGAAGCGGTTCTTCGACACGTTGGCCGCGACGGCATGGCAGACAAGCTGACGGGTGCCGTCGGAGATCGCCTTCTTGCGCTCCCCCTCGCCAGTGACGAACGTCTCCAGACGCAGGAAGCCGACGAGGTCCACGTTGTCAACGTACGGCTGCATCGACTTCTCGTGCAAGCGCATCGTGTACTTGGTGTAGGGGTCGGCATCCGGCGGCTCGAACCGCATCGTATCGGCGTGGGCGATGAACACCACGTTCATGCCCCGTTTCTCGACCAGCATTTCTGCGGCCTTACGGAGGCGGCGGTGCATCGAGGCGACCATGTCGCGCCCAGCGCCATAGCCACCCAGCGCCTGCTGGATGCCACGCGGCTGCTTCGGGTCCGTCTCGATCACATGATCGACAAACATGACCTCCAACGCCGTGACGCTGTCCACCACCACGGTCTGGTAGGGGTGATCATCCTTGATCAGAGCCGTGATCTGTTGCCACAGATCATCGACCGAAGTCAGACGCGGGAACGCATCGGGCCTCTGGGCGATTGGGATGGACTGCAAGCCATCCTCGGCGCGGATGAAGATGGGTTTCGGGAACGTGGCACCGAGGCTCGTTTTCCCCAGACCCGCATCGCTGAAGATGGTCGCGACGACGGGTCGGTCGGTGGGTTTGGTAATGCTGGCGAGAACGCTCATTCTCTCTCCTTCTCTTCGCTCAACGGGTTGACGTTACGGCGGGCGATGTGCGAATGTCAACACAGAATTTGTGACACAGGAGACAATCACAATGTCGAAACCGGCTGACGCCATCAAGGCTGCCTACGAAGAGCAGCTTAAGCGCATCCGCGCCGCGCTGGACGACCGCAACCTGTCGAAGGTCGCCGCAGCCACCGGCCTGCATGAAAACACGGTCAGGAACGTGGCGAAGGGCAGCGGTGGAATGCCCACTATCGCGACCATCGAGAAGCTGGCAAACTACCTCTTCGACTGATCTGAAAGAACCCTCACATGTCCCACCACCGCTCCTTCTGGGAGGCCGGATTTCGCATCTTTGGCCTTCACACCATCATGTCCGACAACCGTTGTTCGTGTGGTGATCAGCTTTGCAAGGCCGTCGGCAAGCACCCCCTCGTCTCGAACTGGCAGCACACGCCGCACTGGTCCGAGGAGCAGTTGGAGGTCATGGAAATGATGGGCCAGTTCAAGACTGGCTACGGCGTCCTGACGCGGATCGACGACGATTTCGACCTGCTCGTGGTCGATCTGGACGCCCGAAACGGGGGCCTCGGTGGATACCAGCGGTTGTCCATGGACGTCCCTGAGGTGACAGGTGCGGGCCTGATCGTGAACACCGGATCGGGGGGCGGGTCGAAGCACCTCTTCTTCAAGGTGCGGAAGGGTCTGGCCCTGCTCACCAAGCATTCGGACTACGACGGCATCGACTTCAAGAGCGGGGCGGCCTACGTCGTCGGCGCTGGATCGCTGCATGCCAGCGGCAACCGCTATGAGATCGCCTACGGCAGCCCCGACGACATCGAGGAAGCACCGGAGGCCCTGATCAAGCTGATCACCAAGCCGGAGCGCCACCGCGCCGATCTGGGCGGGCAGACGGTCGATGTCAGCCACGGCGACCTCGCCGAGATGTTGCGCTACATCCCGAACAACGACAGTGACTATGAGATGTGGGTCCGCGTCGGCATGGCGCTGCACCACGCCTCCGGTGGAACCGCCTATGACCTCTGGGAAGCGTGGTCGGCCCAGTCCAGCAAGCATGACGACCATGTCATGCCGAACAAGTGGCACAGCTTTGGCAAGAGCGCCAACCCCGTCACCCTCGGCACCCTCGCCCACCACGCTGAACAGGGCGGCTGGCGCATGCCGGTGACGTTCCGGCCCGATGTCGAATTCGACTTCCCCGTGGTCGAGGAGAGGCGGGTCGATCTTCTGGACACGCGCGGCGTTGACCTGCTGCGCCCGCCTGGCTTGACCGGAAGGGTCGCCGAATGGATCAACCAGCGGGGCCGCCGCCCGCGCGAACACCTCTCGGCGATGGCGGCGGTCTATGCGATGGGGAACATCTGCGGCCTGCGCTACACCGACGACCTCGACCGCGCCACCACCAACCTCTTCGTCTTCAACGTCGCCGGATCGGGATCGGGCAAAGAGGCCATCGTGCAGGCGGTGATCGAGATCATGGTGGCCTGCGGCCTCGCCTCGGCCACCCACGGCACCATCAAGTCGGAGCAGGAGATCACCCGCAACCTGACCCGAAACCAAGCCGCCTTCTACCTCGTGGACGAAATCGGCTTCCTGCTGCAGAAGATCAAATCGGCGCAGAAGCGCGGTGGCGCGGTCTACATGGAAGGCATCGTCGGCCTGCTGATGTCGGCCTATTCCAAGGCAGATGGCCGCCTGCCGATCTCCGGTGACATGCGCGAGGACATCCGGCGCGAGTTGCAGCGCGATCTGGCCAAGGTCGAGAAGCAGATTGAGGATGTCGGCCAGAAGGCCTATCTGCTTTCCCGTCAGGACGCCATCGTCCACATGATGCAGACCATCGACCAAGGCATCGACCGCCCCCTGCTTTCCCTGACCGGCTTCACCACGGGCAAGAACTTCGACGAACTGGTGGACTACGAAGCCGCCGCCAACGGCTTCATCGGACGCTCGATCCTCTGCATCGAGCCGGAAACCGCCCCGCCGACGCGCCCGCGCCACATCCGCCCCGACCTGCCGGAAGACCTCAAGCTGTCGCTGCAGCAGATCGCGATGGGCGGCTCCTTCGACATGACCACCCCGCCCAACGCGCGGGTCGAGTATTACGGCCCCCGCATCGTGATCCCGACCGAGGCAAAGGCGGTGGAACTACTCGACAGCATCATCACCTATTTCGACCGCATGGCGCAGGAGCATAAGGAACGCAGCGGTCTGGAGGCGCTGATGATGCGTGGCTACGAGCAGGTCACCAAGATCAGTCTGATCCTCGCCGTGGCGGGCGGGATAAGGACCGTCGAGCATGTGCGCTGGGCGTTCGCACTGGTCAAGCGTGACCTCGATTTCAAGATGCGCCTTGTGACCGCCAACGACCGCGAGGCCGACGCGCCCGCTCTGGCCCTGAAGATGCGCCTGTCGCTGATCATCAACAACGAGGACGGCGAGACGCTGGGGGTGATCGTCAACCGGCTGTCGAAGAAATTCAAGCGCGAGGATGTCGAAACCTGCCTGAAGAAGATGGTCGAGCGCGGCGAGGCGGTGGCCGAGGAACACCAGCACCGGTTCAACAAAACGACCATCGTACGATACAAATTCATAGGGGGGGATTGACGACCCCACAATCTCGGTGTAGGTTTATCCACATCTTGTTTCTAGGAGCGATCCAAATGTCTGACTTTGACGCCTTCATCGACAGCCTCGCCAACCTGCCCCTGCAAACTCGCAACGCCAAAGTCGAACAGCGGTTCCCCTGCGGCCAGTGCGCTGGCACTGGCAAGTGGTCTGGCGGCACCAACCGGCACGGCAATTCGTTCTGCATCCCCTGCGGTGGGCGCGGGTTCTTCACCACCTCGCCGGAGTTTCGCGCCAAGCGCCGCGCTGCCGTGCAGGAAAAGAAAATCGAGGCTGCGGATCGTGTGCGCCGCGCGGTGAAGGATTTCGCCGAAGCCCATCCCGACATGTGGGCCGATCTGGTCAAGGCTGGCACCGAGTTCACCGCTTCGCTGCACAGCCAGTTGACCACGCGCGGGTCGTTGACCGAGAACCAGATCAACGCATGGTATCGCGGCTGGGAGAAGCGTCAGGCCGCCATCGCCGAGCGCAAGGCCGAGACTGCGGCCAAGGGCGGCACCGTCAACCTCGACCGCATCCGCGAGATGTTCGATGCCGCCTTGGCATCCGGATACAAGAAGCCCTGCTACCGCGCCGAAGGCCTCAAGATCAGCCTCGCGTCCTTGACGGGCCGCAACGCGGGTTGCCTCTACGTCGTCGAGATCGAAGATGACGCCTATCAGGGCAAGATCGAGGGCGTGACCTTCAAGGCTGTGCGCGAGGCCCGCGCCGACACGCTGGCCCGCCTGCAGGCCATTGCTGCCGACCCGAAAGGGGCCGCGATCCGCTACGGGCAGCGCACCGGCACCTGCTCCTGCTGCGGGCGCGAATTGACCAATCACACCAGCATCGAGGCTGGCATCGGCCCGATCTGCGCCAGCAAATGGGGGTTCTGATGAAAAAGCTGACGATCCTCGTCCCAAACCGGTCCTACACCAGTTCTGCGGACGGGCATCTTCCCAAGGTGGCGGTTTCGGTTTCGAGGCCGCCGTGGATCAAAGACAAAAAGGAAGAGGAGGACAAAAAGTGACGTTCTGGACCATTCTGATCATCACCTACAGCGGCGCTCTGGCGGGCAACGTCTCGTACGTTGCCTTGCCGTCGCAGGACGCCTGCGAGGAGGCGATGGACATGGCCTATGACCTGCTGTCGCCGGAGATGCCCGATTTGACGCTGCAGTGTCAGCCGACCAGCACCCCCACCCGGATGGTGCGGCCCATGCCGCGACCGGAGGATATGGGGGTGGACCATGACTGACGAAGAACTGATCGAACGGCTGCGTGGGGACCACCCCGACTACCTGACCGCTGCCGCCGCCGACCGCATTGAGGCGTTGGTGAGTGAAAACAAAATGCTCCGTGATGCTGTCTATATAGATGATCTGACAGTGACGATGCAGGCAAGTGATCGGTCCAAGGTTATGAGGGCAATTGGCAGGGCCTTGGACTTCCTTAACGCTGACATGCTTGTGGAAGCAAAGACAACTCTGCGCGCCGCCCTGAAAGGAACCGACCATGAGTGATGAAGAACTGATTGCATGGCTGCGCGACTTGGCCGTAGTTCTTGGGAAAGAAGCATTCACCCATGCCGCCGACCGCATTGAGGCGCTGGTGAGGCAGGTGAAGGACGAGCAGGCAGCTAAATTCAAAATGCGTGACGAGCGGGATGCCGCAAAAATCGCAGCAAGCAACTACGCCGACTTTAATTACACATGGAGAAAACGCGCCGAGCGGCTGGAAGGGGCGTTGAGGTGGTATAGCGATGATCCATCATCCCAAGGTGACGTTGCCCGCGCCGCCCTGAAAGGAGCCGCCGATGACCGCGCCTGACCCAATGAAAAACCTGAAAGACCTGATGCGGCAAATATCGGATCATATTGATGCGGTTGCAAATGCTGAACGCAACGCGAAGCAAGCAATCGGCGCGATGGGAAATTTGCGCCTTTCGCTGTCAGATTGCACTTTCAGCAGCGGTCCCACCGAAGCGCAAAAAGCAGTAATGCGCTCGGTTTTGGTCAATATGCGCGAAACAGTTGAACAGGAACACGCCGCCACGATCCGCGAACAGAAGCGCCAAGCCTCGATCGCCATTGATTGCCTGCGGGTAGAGTTGCCCCGCCTTGCGGCAAAGGCAGCGATTGAACTTGGGCAGGTTGCTATGCGGTTTCGCCAAGATCAGGAGGAAGCCGAATGACCGCGCCTGACCTCAAGCCCTGCCCGTTTTGCGGGGGTGGCGACGTAATCACCGCAGTTGACCATGAGCAAGGCAGCAAGTGGGGATATGCTGGCTGTGATGCTTGCGGGGCGCGTTGCCCGGAAGTCCGCACTGGATACGACACAGCCTACGATGCCCTTTGGCGCGCCGAAGCCATCTCCGCATGGAACACCCGCACCACCCCGCTGGCCGATGCGCTGGCGGTGCCGGAAATCGCGGCGCTGGTGGAGGCGTTTAAGTCGTTGCTTGCTGACGCCGAAGAAATCATGAACGTTCCAGCAGAGTGCTACGCCGCCCTTCGCGCCATTGGGGAGGGCCGTAATGGGTGATCTGGCACGACTGATCGCGGCGGTGAGGCACCCGCAAGCGCCGCACATCGACAGCTTTGCTGTAATCGTCCGACTGATGTGGATCGACGGGGTGATTGATAATGACGGTGAGATCAACCGCGTCGACATTTGCCGCGCCTTTGGCATATCGGCACAGCAGGCCAGCTTAGACCTGCGGCGGTATATGGAACTCAATCCGGGCCGCATCGGGTATGACGTTCGCGGAAAACGCTATGTAAAAGTCGAAGGAACTAAGCCGCTTTGCAAACCAATGCAGCAAGAGGCAGCAGCGGAAATCGTCAGGCGAGTTGATGACTTCATCCTGCGGGCGCTGGAAGCGGAGGAGCGGGGATGAAGGATTTGTGGAAGGGTGCTGGCTTCGGGTTTGGCTTGGGCATCATTTACCTGAGCGGGTTTATTCTTGGATTGACGACTGTAAAGGATTGCACCCCATGACTGACGATCTGGTGACGCGGGCGAAGGGTCGTCTGGCCTTTTTGGTTGACCGTGGTGAAATCAAAACGCCGGAATTGATCGTGGAGTTTATCGCCCGCATCGAACAGGACGCCGCCACGATTGCGCGGCTGGAGCGCAAGGCTAAGACCTTCGGTGATTGCTGGAAAATTGCTGACGAAGGACGCATTGCCGCCGAGGCGAAGCTGGCGCAGGCGGTGGAGGTGGTGGCAGACAGGCTGCATGGCGGATGCGATTGCCCTGCCTG